GTACACACAAAAATGATAGATTTGTACAAAGAACTGCTTGACTAGAGTAGTATACATAATTAAATAATACTTTGTACAAGGAGGAGTTAAGATGAGCGACTATTCAGACGCACCCGCTGACAAAATGACCAAGGCGTATATAAAAACAGAGTTAAAAGCGGCATTTACCAAAGAAGATGGAGAGTTGGCACATCAGCTTGACATCTTAAAACGTGCGCTTCTCAGCTATTGTGAAAACAACAAGGTTGAGAGCGTGAGAACCGATGAGGGATTATTCTTTCGTTCGCAGCGTACCAAATACTGGACAAGTGATTGGGATGCTATGCACAAGTTTGTTGTAGAGCATGCTGTACCTGAGTTGTTTGATCGCCGTTTAAACCAGACGAACATGAAGCAATTCTTGGAAGAAAATCCTGAGTTAAAACCCGAAGGTTTGAAGATTGACAGCGAGTATGTCATCTCAGTGAGGAAAAAGTAATGACTACACCATTTGTTGCTATTGAAGATTTAGCTAAACATTTAGCCGTATCCGTATCTACTGTACGGGGCTGGGTACGGCAGGGGCATATCCCCGAAAACACTTTTTTGAAGATCAACAACGTATACCGTTTTGACAAACAGGCTGTGTCTGATGCGTTGTTGAAGAAGACCAGCCCAGAACCCGTGCGTTATACCTCGCACGATAACACACAGTACGAGATGGATCTAAATCTCGACGAAGATATATAGGAGAACGATATGGCAGAACCATATGTAATTAAAAATGTAGAAGCACTGTGGCCAAAGTTGGACCGCACTTATGCCTTTGATCAAAAGGTTAACAAGAGCATGCCGTGCGATCCGATGGCACCGAATGCTGAATACTCCATCGAATTGAAGATGGATAGCGAGACCGCCAAAGGTTTGTATATCGCAATGGTCAAAGCCTATACGGCTAACAAAAAGCCAGACTGGCCTGACACACCTTCTAATCCTATGGTCAAGCACGACGACGGTACGCGCACCATTAAGTGCATTCTGAAGGGTCAATATAACGGCGAGAAAACACGTAAGCCGTTACAGGTAGACTCCAAGAATAACCCTCTACCGGAGGAGTTTCAGTTGACCACGGGCAGCACAATCAACATTGCTGTAACGTTCTACCCCTACAAATACATGTCAAACGAGCCAAGTGTTTCTGTGCGCATTCGCCAGTTGCAAGTGGTAGAGCTTGCAGATCGTATGGTGCGTAGCGCGTTTGGTGCTATCGAAGGTGGTTATGTTCATAACTCAGAGAGTATGTTTGCCAGCAACATTGTGGATATGCCTCAAAAACAAGAACCAGAGGTAGACATAAGTGGTTTTGACGAGGGTTCTCCCGACCCAGAACCAGAACCAGTAAAAACTCCTGCTAAAAAAGCAGCGGTTGGCGGTGCAAAAGACGGTAATCTAGGTAGCATTTTAGATACTTGGGACGATTAAAAACAAGGCGCGGTCTGACAGGGCCGCGCACCCTCTAACATTGGAAGAGAACCGTGGACACCAAACAATTTTTGGGTTCTGTGTTAGGGAGTGAGGGGAACTACTGCCTGTGGTGCTATAACAGCAATAACAAAACCGATATAAAGCAAGAGTTTTATCCATCTATTGATGAGTTAATACAAAGAGCGGATGAACTCGACACAGCAGCATACAATGTTTTCTTTGCCCTCGGCACATTTAAAGAACCAGATAACCGTAAACAAATAAACGTTAACCAGATGAAGTCTTTCTTCATCGACTTGGATTGTGGACCTAGCAAAGAATTTATAGATCAACCTACTGCCTTCGAGGAACTGCGTAGGTTCTGTAAGACTAACAAGTTACCTCGGCCAACGATTGTAAACTCTGGCAACGGGTTGCATGTGTACTGGCCTTTGACTGAAGCCGTGGACGAAAAGACATGGTTTCCAGTTGCGGAGGGTCTAAAGCAGTTATGTATAAAGCAAGACTTCCCAGCAGATCCTTCGCGTACATCTGATGCTGCTAGTATATTACGTGTACCCAACACATATAATTATAAGGGGGATGNNNNTATAAGGGGGATGACCCCAAACCAGTTGGGCTACTACATGGATACTTGGCAGAACCAATAGATTTTTCAGAGTTTGAAGACTGTGTTGGAGGTGCGATACCAGTACCCGATAAGTTTGCTCCCAGTGCCTACCGCGATGCGCTTAATGCGCAAACCTCTGGCAGTTTTAAACGTCTGTTGGAGAAGACTGATAATGGTCAGGGCTGCGCACAAATCCAATACATCATAGATAATCAGGACAGCGTGTCTTACGACATGTGGCGTGCGGGTCTATCTATCGCTAAAGTATGCGTCGATGGAGACAAGGCAGCGCGGGTGATGTCTTCCAACCATCCTGAATATGATTTCAACGAAACTGTGCGCAAGATGATGGACACAGGTGGGCCTCAATACTGTAGCACCTTTGCCAAACATAACCCCGATGGCTGTGATGGGTGCCCTAATGCGTTAAGCATAACAACGCCTGCACAGCTAACTAAGATCGTAGAAGAAGCCCCACCCGAGCCAGAGATACCCCAATACCCTGCACCATACATGCGGGGTAAGAACGGTGGTGTTTATATGCGCACCAAAGATGAAGAGGGCAATCCTATCGAAGTGCCAATCTACCACCACGATTTCTACGTCACGCGTAGGTTGCACGATGTAGAGCAGGGGGAAGTGGTGGCGTTTGCTCTGCACCTCCCAAGGGATGGTGTTCGGGAGTTTACAGTTCCTTTGATGGCTATCACTTCACGTGAAGAGTTCCGTAAGAACATGGCCATGAAGGGCATAACAACTTACGGAGAAGATTTGGGGAAGTTGATGAAATACATACAAACATGGGTGAATGAATTGCAGCAGACAGGCGCAGCTAGTGAAGCACACCAACAGTTCGGTTGGGTTAACGATGACACCATGCAGGAGTTCGTGCTAGGTGATAAACTTGTTAAGGCAGACACGGTTGAATACAACCCACCATCTTCTAAAACGGCTGGGTTTGTAGACGCGTTTAAGCCTATGGGATCAGCGGATCGCCAACGGGAAATACTCAGCTTCTTCAATGTAGAGGGTCTTGAGTTGCACCAATTCGTTGTGTGCATGGGGCTGGGGTCTATACTGATGCCGTTGACAGGGTTGTTTAGCTTTGCTGCGCATTTATATGGTGGGTCTGGCGTTGGTAAAACCACTGCACTTTATTGTAACACAGCTATATGGGGTGACCCTCACTTCTTAACTTTAGGGCAACGTGATACATCTAACTCTCGTATGGCACGGGGCGAAGTGTACAAAAACATATCACTAAACTCTGATGAAATGTCTAACATGACCCCGTTCGTAGCTTCTGACTACTGCTATCAATTCGCTGAAGGTAAACAACGTAACAGGTTACAAGGAAGCGCCAACACGGAGCGGTGGCGGGGCAAGCCGTGGAGGATGATGGGTTGTTCGTCAGGCAACATAAGCATCTACGAATTGCTGAGTAAACTCAAAGCTGACCCAGAGGCAGAGATGCAACGGATATTGGAGTTTACTGTTGATCCAAACCTCAAAGCCATAATCGACAAAGACAAAACCGATGCGCTTTATAGGGATATCCAAACGAATTACGGGCATTTCTCTGTGCCGTATATACAATATGTTATACAGAACCGTGATCAAATAGCGAAACTCTACGCGGGTATAAAAGAGCGGTTGGATAAAGCGGCTAACTTAACAGCGGTCAACCGTTTCTTCTCGGCAGGTTGCACCAACGTGCTCGTGGCAGCTACTATAGGAAACAAGCTAGGCATAGTAAGTTATGACGTGCGCCGTTTGTTTGACTGGATTGTGGTTGAGCTAAAACGTGTAAAGTCTGTAATCAGCGATACTGGGCCAGACACAAACTCTATAATAGCAGATTTTGCTCGGGATAACTGGGGTAGCATACTCAAAATTAAAAGCACTGATGACAATAGGGATGATGTGGTGGATCTTGTAATCCCAGAAAACATGCCAAAGAATAAACTCATTGGGCGTTACGAGACGGATACAAAACTAATGTTTATTCCGATAAAAGAGTTCAAGAAATATCTTGTAGACCAATACATAAACTATGCGTCTACGGTCAAAAGCCTGAAAGAAGAGATGGGGGCGACTTCAAAAGTGGTTAGGATTACAAAAGGCACGAGCCTTAACTTACCCTCTCAACGCTGCATAGTTGTAAAGATGGAAGGGTTAGATGAAACCACTTAGACTAGATGATTTAGATCCTGATGGGGTGAAAATTATCGTGAAGTGGGATAAGATGGTGGTTGGTGCTTCAGTGTTTATACCCTGCATCAACACAGAAAAGGCGAAAAAACAGCTTAAACGTGTTGCAGCTATGAAACAATATGAAACAACCATTCATATTTGCATCGAAAACGGGCAGTGGGGGGTTCGCATGTGGAGACTGCTATGATATGTAGTGGTTAACAGCATGGTCCACACTACCTGTTGTTCTCCTCCCTGTCACTGGCCCTCACTTCGGTGGGGGCTATTTTTATGTTAAGTCTTGGAACGCTGCCGCAAGCTCTAACAATGGCCCTTTATAGATAGGACTAATTGTTACACCATGATACATTCCACCAGAGGTACGCATGTGCTGCTTCAATGACCGCTTCAAGGTATCTGGAGTTATAGATGCTTCTGGGTGACGCGCATTAAATTTCTGTATTTTTCTAAGCGCATCTGCATGCCCCTCTACATCGTTTTCGCGCAGCGTTATATAATAATCCCTGTTTAGTTTTGTGCGAGTGTTGTTCACGGCCTTATCTATTTTCTTCATCACACGGGTCTTATCGCCAGTCTGCGTCTCACCCAAAGAGCTAATACCTATGGTCTTGAACAAATAGTCTGCGCCTGACATGTCTCCGTATATAACGTCATTCCTACGGCTTTTTACACCCTCATCACGGGGATAACGTACCAGACCTTTATACGCGTTCGCTACGGCGGTTGGCATGAGGTTCTCTACCCCACGTTCTATCTGCCCGTTACCCAAGTCTTGGACACCACGCTGGATACGTTTAACGGTAGAGAGTGCGGGGCCACCAAGATAGAATCCAAGGTTTTCTTCTAATGATGCGCTCGGGTTGTACTTGTTTTCTTGGATCAATAGACCAGTCAGAGCGGTGCGTGATGCAGTATCCATGCCAGTCGCTGCAACCAATGGGCCTTTAAACCAACCTTCTTTAATATTTGTACGTACTATGGTGTCAAAATCTTCTTCATCATCTTCTAAGAACGCGTCAAACAGAAGGCGTATAGCTCCGTAAAGCGGCAAGCCCGATACTCCAGAGAAGAACATTGCACTGCCGTGAATACCCACTAAAATTCTGCGTGCTTCTTTACGTTCTTCTGGGGATAGATCCCGATCAAAGGATCGTTTTGCTTGCTTGAGCATACTGTAATACATCTGCAGCCCGTAGCTCTTATACATCAGGGCCACGCGTCCAAGGCTTTCACGTGCAAGGCTCGGCCCTGTTTCTAGGTACGCACCACCGTTGGCCTCTTGCGTCATGTATATGGCTTCAGCGGCGGCAGCTTCTTGCATTTCTGCTAGGCTCATGGTCACGTTTGGATCGTCTTGGAGCTTCTTCATATGTAGATTGTACGCTGCGATCATTGTGTTCTGGCGATTGAACTTCTCTGCATGGTTAAACATGTATGCAGATATTCCTGACGCATAGTCAGCTAGGTTGCCAACAGACAGCTTGTTACGCTTCGCTCTTGATGCTTCATCGAGACCCATGCTCTCGGCTATATACCCCTGACTTATTAACTGTCCTCTTTCAGACGCATGTTTTACGAGCGGCATGATGTTGGTCAATTCTTGCTTCATGGCATCAGACATTTTGGAGTCTGGTTTAATAGATATGTTGCCGTCAAGGTCAATGTTGTAGAAGTCGCGCAAAGAGTTTTTGGCGTTCATTGTTAAGCTACCCGCCTGTTTGATAGCGGTCATTGTTTCTGCATATCCATATTTACCACCCAGATAGGGCATAACAAACAGGGGTATCTGTGATAGGTTAACCAGAGCAGACGAGACGTTAAATCCAATGGTGTAAATAAATGCAAACTGGTTGAGCCTACGACCTACATCCTCAATAGATTTATTCTTTGCCCCTTCTCGCGCAAACTTAGCCCTACTCAAAAGCTCTGCCTTGGTATCCTCAAATGCTCTTTCGGATACGCCCTCGGGCTGTTGCTGGTCTTCGATTTCTTTTTCAACTGCGCGAATATTGGATGCAGCACCAAGTTTCTGCGACTGCACGGCAATGTCGTAGCCCTTAGTTCTTAGGGCGTGCATGCTGTCTTCCTTATAACCGGGCGTGCCTTTACGCTTTTGCAGTGACTTAGCAAAGGATGTCTCTGGCAGCGTGGCTACGAACAATCGCATAACCTCTTCGATAGCTTGTGCAGGAACCTTATTTCCGTCTTTGTCTTTTATACTGGATAATTTATTTACAACGTCAAACACAAACGAGGTAGGTGGCGCACTCTGGTAATCTTCTATAGTCATATCGC